CCGCATTCCCTGAGCTGCCCACCAAGAACCCGTTCGTGTCGAACAATGCGACCTGGCCGGCAGACGTTGCGCCATTCACCATCCCTGCCCTCAGCAGGAACCCTCCTAGGCTCCACTTCAGCAATGGAACTACCTGGGAGACGTTATCGATCGAGAATGTTCCCGTATAGTTCGCAACGCTGGGGATTCCTGGAGGTGGGTAGTCTCCTCCGTTCGCTCCAATGTCGTTCACGCTGGTGCTCGAGGTGTTGAGGATCACCGCGCATCCCGTGCATGCGTTGTTGGGGGACGTCTGCGTCGCCTGGCGGATGACGTCGTAACCTGTGGCGCCCGAGACACCGTTCCACGAAACCACAACGAAGTTCGTATTGGTCAGATTTCCGATGCCGGCCGTGTTTGGCGCCGTGATGACTCTCTGCGGGTATGCCAGTCCCGAGGGGTATCGGGCGATCACGTAATAGTAGATCGTCTGTCCCCCGCCCGGCCCCGATGCGGAAGCGCTCCCCGCGGTGATCCCGGTTGGCGCTGGAGCGAAAATCGACACCTGGGTGGAGGGCTGCTGCGCAAGCACCTTTTGCTTCGGCAGTGAAACAGAAATTGCAGTGCAGATCAACAGGAACAGGGCAAACTGAATACGCAGGTCGCGCTTCAAGATCTTCCAGGGCATCGGCGGAACTCCTCAGCGAAAGTATACCAGCGTACAGAAGGATGGGTGTAGACGTGCTAGAAACAGGGAGAGGTATTACGCTTTATGCCGTTCCCGCCGCTCCTGGTGTTCCTCGCGGTAGTTGCTCTGTTGCTCCACATCTTGATCAATTACCTGATTCCGCCCGCCCTATTGACTTCCAACAACGTGCGCTGCGCGATCGCTTGGGTGATCGTGATCTTTACTTTGATCTTCTGGTTCCTGGTGCCGCTGCGGGTGGGGTGATGCGGAGCGGCATTCGGAAGCCTAGGCAATACCGCCCGCTTCCGGCCGCCCCGCGCTGGCCATGGGGAGAAGCGGAGGCGACTCCCTATACACGCTGGTGCCCGTGCATCACAGCGCTATCCGTCGCTCGAACAGTCTCCCGACGCCAGAAATGTCAGACTACCACAAAACGGCGAAAGGGACCGCCTCCCCCGAGGAAACGGTCCCCATTCGCAGACTTATGCACAAATCGGAAGGTAGTTGACGGATAGTCTATCACACCTCTTGCAATCGGGTGTATCCTGTGATACTTTCCTTGCGACATTGCATCTCCTAAGCGTTTCCTTTTGGCGAGGAGACAGGAGTGCCATTTCCAGATAAACTCCTTGGGGAGTCAGCTTTCCTCCGATGACTCCCCGATTTTCACCCCTACCGACTCCAGCGCTGCAATAACGATTGCCCGCCTCCGGTCGGGGTCGGCGATTATCGCACCCTCCCCGAATCGGACCACCCACTCCGAAGGGCCGCCGCGCAGAGGAGTTCGGTATTCGAGTAGGAAACGGAACTGCCGATCCTTCAGGGCGTCCACCAGTCTGAAGGCGTCGTTGTCTGAGGTGAGAGGATTCCATCTCACCCACGCTTCCCACCCCATCACCCGCTCTGCCGCCGTCTTGATCAATTCTGCGTCCGTCATTTCGCCTCCTCCAGCGCCAGCCCTACGATGCAGTCGGGGGCGTGGCCTTCGCCTCCCATGCTGCGATGGCGGCTAGCAACGTGGCCGCTTCATCAGGCCATCCGAGTCGCCTTAGTCCCTCAGCGGCCCTTGTTGCCGCCGCGATCAGTTCGCTCTCGGCAGCGCTGCATTCCGCACACAGTCCCGTATGCGGCGATGTGAATTCATCCATCGTCCATCCGGTACGTCCACACTTCCGACAGGTACAAGTTTCCGCCATTTTTGCTCCTTTCCGCTGCGCGTAAAACGGGTGATTCATGCGCTAGATTCCCGTGTACGGTAACCCGTCATCCGGCAACGCGTCCGCACGTGGTTTCTCGGTGGGGTTTTCTGCTCGCCCCAAAAACGCCGGTAGTGGGTCAGTTTGAATTTTGTCGGGGTTGACATCATGCGCCCACCTGTTCGCATACTGGAATCATCATGCCTGAGCGGTCAAACAAGAAACGTCCCCGCGATCCAAACGAACTGGCGTACCAGATAATGCTTGAGAGCACTGGCCAAACACCCAAACACCAGCCCAAAGAAAAGGCCAAGAATCCCGCCGCCGTGGCGCTGGGCCGTCTTGGTGGCCTAAAGGGCGGCGCGGCAAGAGCGGCAGCGCTCACACCACGCAAACGGTCCCAGATCGCAGCCAAGGCAGCAAAGACGCGATGGGCCAAGAAGAAGTAGCCACGTGTCATGGATTTACTGGCGGATCTGGCTTAATTGGCCGCGTGGCGAGATTGCGATAGTCCTCTTGCAGCGCCTTGAATATTGCCAGCATATTAACGTCCGTAGCCTCCACGTGCTCCTGAAGGCCCCCGAAGGACTTCGAGGACGCGTCGGCGAATGATTTCATCTCGCCACGAAATTCGGCCCACTCTCGCCTTTGGTCTTGGCGGAAAGCCTCGACATCATGCCTCCATGATTTCATCCACGCCATCGCATCCACAATTGCATTGCGCGTCCTGTCCACAGCCCAAATCACCAGCAAGACCGCGCACAAGATAATTATCCATTGCCAGGGCGTGAGATCCCTCCACAGATTCCATTGCTTTACTGAGGCCCCAAGAAGGCATATCCCCGCGCCGCAATCCAATGCGGCGGAATCGCAACATCCACATCCGCCGATCTCGACCCCGGCGCTATCGCACGCGTCGATCACCAGTCGCATATGCTGGCATAACTCCGCGCGCTTCGCCTCTCTTGCTTCCTGATCATTCATCCGCATACTTTTTCTCCCAGCACCTTCCTCAAGCTGGACTCCGGAACCCCCATCTCCTTACCGATTACCCGCCAACTCTTCCCCTCTTTTCTCATCTTCTCCGCCTTCTGCCGATCAAAGAATCTCTGGGGACGTCCCAGCTTCGTTCCCTTCGCCCGTGCAGTCTCCAACCCGGCGAGGACCCTTTCGCTCAATCGTACGCGCTCCTGCTTCGCAATTGTAGCCAGAATTCCAAGCACGGCATCTCGGAAGATCCCGCAGGAGTCCAGGTACTGTTCTGTGAAGGAACGGAACCCCACCCCATAGGAGGAGAGCAGTTGAAGATGATTCAATGTCTCCCGTACTCCCTCTCGGGAGAATCGATCGAGCGACCAGAAGAGCACGATATCGAACTCCCGGCGTGAGGCCGCGGCGAACAGCGATTGGAACTCAGGGCGCTTATCGTTCTTCCCGCTCGCCTGGTCAACGTACTCTCTTGCCAGTTCCCATCCCATGCGCTCGGAGAAACTCACCAGCTCGCGGAGTTGATTCCCCACTTCCTGCCGGTCCTTTGTGGATACGCGAGCGTAGATAGCGCAGCGGGTCACGGCTTCAGCATCCTTGCAATATGAGAGGAGAGTTCAAAGGGGATCTCGGCGATAGCGGCAGAGGCAGCTTTGCGGGCTGCACTATGTGAAGAATTGCACGACAATCGCGCGATTGTCCCCCCTCGTAGTTTGCGCGTCTTGTAATCGTTGAACCACGCTCCACCGCCACCCTTCATTCCATCGGAGCCCGCCGCGCGATCAAAGAACTCTTGGCGATTGTGATGCACGAACCAGTCATCACCAACGCGACCGCCAATCTTCACCTTTCCCGACATCATGGGCATCAATGCTGGAACATCTCCATAAAGGTAGAACGATCCAAAGTGCCACCGTGCCAGCCCCACCCATGGTTGAGCACCCTTGACGTTCTCAACAACGAGTGGAACCACCTTTCCCTTCGCTTCCGATGCCTCCCGTTGAATCCGGAAGCACGCATCGAACAGATCATTCAGTCTGAAGTTTCCAAATGGCGAGTCGCGCTCCCATTCCTGCCATCGTATTTCACGTTTGGAGAGGTCCCACGGCATTGCCATATACGAGTACCGCTGGCAGGGAGGAGACGCCACAATAGCGTCCGCGTCTTTGAACTGCGCCCCGTGCAGCGTCATCACATCTTGCAGCACTAGCAGGCATCCTTCTGGAATGGGACGGTGCCACTCTTCATGAACGATATCGAATCCGATGTGTCTCCATCCTTCCGAGACGAACCCCTTCCCCCATCCACACTTCCCGGCAAAGAGTTCAATTACGAGAGGCTTCAATACAGCGTCCCCTGATCTCGGAGTTTCAATGCGGCCTCCAGGTTCGCACAGGCGTTACGCCAGTACGATTCCTTCAATTCAATCCCAACGAATCTCCTGCCCTCTTCCAGCGCGACGTATCCCTCACTTCCAATGCCGGCGAACGGGGAGAGTACGGTATCTCCGGGGTTGCTCCACAATTCGATAGCGCGGCGGATCACCGTAAGCTGCAGAGGGCAGATGTGTCGAGAGTCTTCGTCTTCGCGTGCCGATTCCCGTTGCAGGGTATCGGAGGGGTCGATATCGAACCACACCGGGGAGGCGTAGCGCTGCCAGACTTCATGGGAGTACTTGTTCTTGCCGGGCTCCTTCTTCTTTTCCTGTTTCGGCTCCCGATCCGGTGGGCCGATCCAGCGGTCAAACCCGGCCGGCCGGTGGGAGATGGCCTCCGGGTTCTTTCCCGGCTTCCGCATCGTCACCAGGTAATCAGGTATTCCCGCCCTGCATATGGAGGAGTCTTGGACAATCTGCTTGTGGGCGAGCCCAATGGCATGGGTGCGAGTCGCCGCGATCAACGGATCCTTCCAGATCACCACTTCTGAATGGTAGATGAATCCATGCTTCTGGAACTGGCGGATGAGATCGCCGCGGAAGTCTCGGATGCCGATGAATCCGTCCCGCTCGATCGTGGAGGGGAGATTCATGCAGTGAAAACTCACCAGGCGACCCGGCATCATCGCGCGGTAGAGTTCCTCCACCATGAAGTCCATCCCGTCGAAAAATTCGATGTCGGTGCGCACGTTCGACATGTCCTGCAGGGCGTCGGTGTATGAGTACAGGGAGCCGAACGGGGGAGAAAAGACGCTCATGTGGACGGACTCCGAAGGCAGGGACGCGAGCACCTGGCAGCAATCCCCGTGATAGATGGCGTACTCATCAGTGACCGCCTGCCCTATCACCTTGGGAATCGGCGCACTGCGGGAAATCAGAAACTTGCGATCCGCTACCTGACTTGCATTCAATAACTCTACGTCGTTAGCCATGTTGGAATTTGGATCTCCATTTCGTGGTCGTACCTCTGGCTCGCGTGGCGGGCCGCGAGTTGCTCCTCGCGCATCGCCGCGTTCATTTCCGCCTGCAATTCTTCGTACTGCCGCTCTTTGCGCTTGATCGCCGACAGTACCCCGCCTTCCGTCTCGGCGCAGACGATGTGGGCATGGACTTCCTCTTTCTGGCCGAATCGCCAGCAGCGTCGGATTCCCTGAAAGATTGACTCGAAGGAGTAGGAGAGTCCGACAAACGCCATGTTGCGGCAGTGCTGGAGATTGAGACCGAAGCCAAATATGGAAAGTTTGCTGAGCAGCCAATCGATGTCGCCATCCATGAATCGCAGGATGGCGTCTTCTTTCTTCGCTTGTGGGTCCGGCCCACGTACCTCGTGCACTCCCGGCAGGACTTCGCGGATCGCTGCGGCCTCGTAATCAGTGTTGCACCAGATCAACCACGGTACATTCGGATTCTCGCCCACGAGTTCCGCCACCTTTTCCGCCCTCGCTGCTGCCGTCAGACGCATTTCCTTGTGCAGCCCGGTCGCACTCAGGTCGGGGCAACGGAACAGCATCCCGTCAGTAGCTACAGAGTGATCGACGGAGACGATGTGCTCGTGCATGCGGAGCGGCGGAAGGTCGTATCCTACATCGCTGTATCCGAGGTCGGAGGGTTTCTTCAGGCAGATTGCCCAGGATGCAACGAATTTCCAGAATGGCTTCTTCCCGTGGCCCTTCAGCACCCACTTCGATGTTTCCCCGCCATCGTGCTCAAAGAACATCGCGAGCATCGCAGCCCGCCGCATCACGTCGAGAATCTCGGCGTGCGTCCCCAGCTCCGCGTGATCGTTGGGTGATGGGGTCGCGGTCGAGCAGAGTTTGTAGGGCGTCCGGGCGAGTTTCTCGATTAGATCTTGGGACGTTTTGCTCGTCCAGTCTTTCAGGCAGGATGATTCATCCAAGGCGATGCCCGCGAACTGCGCGAGGTCGAATTTCTCCCGCTGCTCGTAGTTCGTCACATTCACGCCCGGCCGCACGTCCTCCTGGGACTTGCAGAGCGTTATAGGCGTGTGAAACTTCGCCGCCTCCCGGACGAACTGCTGCGACACGGCGAGCGGCGCCAGAATCAACGTCGGCGTCCCAGTGTGTCTGCTCACCTGGCGGCACCACTCCATTTGAATCGGCCCCTTCCCGGTTCCGGTGTGCATGAAGTTCGCCGCCTTGCCGCGCTTCAGATCCCAGAGCACAATATCCCGCTGCCAGTCGAACAGCATGGGATTGATCTCCGACTCTGGCACTTCGAACCCGCAGGGCTGCGCGAAGATCCGCTTCGATTGGAGAAATTCCTGATACGTCACCCTTTGGAGTCCTCCTCGGGGTGGGTATACTGGCATCGCCCTGGGGCAACACCGATCAGGACGCCCGCCTTTACTAACACCTTGCCATTCAGGAATCGCACCACCATTCCCTTTCCATGGTCGTAGAACATTCCTCCCTGGTATCGAGAGCAGAGTGCTTGGAGTTCATCGGTGAAGCGGATGAACTTCTCCCAGAGATCTTCAGATGGGGTGGTCATGGGACCGGGACCCCGCATTTGGCGACGGCGGCGTCCGTCATTTCCACCGTCATCTTAATCAGTAGCGCCGCCCATAACGGCACTTCCACTTGATCGAACTGCTTTACTAATACCTGCCACGCCTTCAATGCCGCCAGCAGTTCCGGAGCGGCGGTCATCAGTCGGGCGATGGATTCAGATTCTCCGTCCGGTATTTCGGGAGCGGTACAAACGATTGCCGCTACTTGCCCGAACACAAAAGGAGGGTGCGGTTTCCATATCACGAAGCCCCACGGTTCATCCGGAAGTCCACGCAGGATATCTGCTGTGGGTTCGTTGACTCTTTTTCGGAGAGTGAATGGTCCCAGTTTCTCGCCGCTCACTTATCACGCTCCCACATCGCAAGGTATCCAGCTTTCCCGGCAGCGATAAATGCGGTGCTCACGAGGTCTTGTTTTGCCTGATCATTCCACTGCTCCCCGCTCGCTTTCAGTTCCGATGTGACAAACTGGAGAATCTCCCGGAAGGCGATATTATACGGGATCTTCCCTGCTACTGCCTTGGGTGGAGCCGCGGCGACTGCGACGGGTTGAGGCTGCGGCGCCGGCCCGTGCGTTCCTGTCCCCCTGGTGATCGTCTGGGGTTGGGATCTCTCAGGAGTCGGGGGCTTCCGCTGGGGAATCGCCCGCGCTTTCGCCTGTTCGATCGAAAGGCGGAGTTGCTCTTCCAGATCGAAATCGGAGATGGCGTCTTTCTCCGCTGCCGCGCGCAACTTCTCTGCTTGCGGTGCCAGCCAAATGCTCCACTCTGCCAGATGCCGCGGGTTGCCGTCCCATTGCTTGCAGATGGAGAACGACTCTCCCGGCTTCAGCTCCAGCAATGTTGATCTTCGCCGCGACATCGGTAGAGACTACCATCTCCCGACCATCCGACAGTTGGTAGAACACCTGGTCGGAGAAACGACCGCTTAAGTACTGCCCTTCCGGGTCCACCAGCGAGAGTTGCTGAGGGACGTTGGGCGAAAAGGTAACGAGATTCTTCACTTCTTTGATTCCTCCTCCAAAAACTCCATGAGCGTTCGGGTTTGATCTTCCAGATAGACGCCCACCAAGAAGCCGATATTTAAGAGCATCAGCGCCCCCCAAAACGACGCCCAAACGAACCACCCGTGCTTAACGCTTTGCCCACAGTTCATTCCGGAAACGAGCACATTTACGCTTCGGAGAACTTCTTTGGCGGGCATGTCGTACCACCATTCGGGGCGCTTCATCAATTCATCCGCAACGGCTTCATCCAAATCCCCATCTTCCACCGCTCCAGCGCCAGAGCGAAGTGTTGGGGAAACTCCTTGCCGTCCTTCTTCCAGTACGTGGTGCGTTCCAGCCGTTGATACTTCCATCTGGTGATCACCGTCTCCGTCTTTACCCATCCCAAGGAGGGGAGATCGTAAGGAGTGGGAGATAATTTACCGTTAGGCATCATCGCCCGCCTCCTCGAACCACATCCCGACCTCAATCTCAAGCGCCTGTTGCGGGATGAAGTCCGCCCCCTTCAGGTAGACGGTGAATTCTGCTGGCCCCATCAGAAATCCGCCCGTGGTGCGCTTCGGGGGCTCCATTTGGGCGGTCATGCCTGCCGGGTTCAACGGCTGGCACGTCATGATCGACCACACAACAGAGCGATAGATCAAGCGTTCGCCAGCATAGAACAGGACCTCCCACGAGTCGGAGAACTGCTTAAGATCGGCCAGCAGACATTGCTCGTTATACCGGATCGACACGCCATGGAAAACTACCGGGGATCTCTGCGACCATCCCCAATGGAAGACGGGGCGCGTTGACTGGCCCGCTTCAAACTTCGCCCTCAGGGTGTACGACTTGACTGCGGCATCTTCATCCGGCATGTGATTCTCCATGGGTGTCCCAGTCGGTAGACGGCATTGGGTTGTTGACGTCCCTACATCCCTTCTCCCGGTCGTACTGTTGTATTCCCCAGACGATCGCGTGAAGGCACCAGAGGAAATGGTACGCGTAGCCGTGACCGCTGATCTCCCAGGGGTCCGAAAAGGTGAAATCTCCGTGGGCGAAATCGGCGAGCGCTTGATGTGCTGTCGCCTCATGATCCTCCCCGAGTACTCCCCGCTCGTGCAGCGCCAAAATGATATCTGCCCTTTGTGACTCTGGCAGATCGTAGTTTTCCAGGCTGGAGATCACGTTTTTTTCGAATTGTTCCGGAGTGAACTGCTTCGCCGGGCCGCCGAATCGACTATCGCTCTGCATCTTCTCGTGCCAGTAAGAACAGTTGATGCGCAACTCGTCCGACCGGAAGAATTGGAACATGTCATCGATCCGCGCGAACGTCCACGTTCCCATGTCCCCGTTGATAGCCAAGCTGCCCGGCCACGTTACGAGTTCGAACCACATGTTCCAGGAGTTCGGCGGGGCGTTTCTGAATTTCAAGTGCCGGTAAACTCCACAGTCCAGCAGCACCGTCATCTGATGCGCGGCGACATCTCGGCGAAATCGCTCCGCGTCCATGGCCTTAATCATGCGCTCCGCCTTTCTTCCCCGCTTCGATCTTCTCTTCCCATGCCCTTTCTTACCCCCTGGCAGACCGGACAGGACATTCGATGCTTCTGGACGGCGTCTACCATCTCCCCCACGTTATCGGGACTCATCAGGGCAGCGTATTCACCAAGACAGCGGGGTTCGTATGGTGCTTCCATTGGTTCCACGCGGCAGCATTCCCCAATGAGAAGATCGGGGTTCCATGGTGCTGGGAATCGTTCTTCAATCGGGGTACCGCAAGACTCGCAGGGAAGCGCTTCTGCGTAGAATGGCTCCGGGGGTCCGTCCCGTTTCCAGCTCCAGGGGAAGGAGATGGGGTCGTTAAAGCGATCCATTTCAATTTCCCCCGCTCTGCTTGTCGAGACAGTAGAGCACCGAGTGCCCGACCGATCTGCATTCCCGCCACTTCCAGCGCTCACAGGAATACATAGCGTAGAACGCCAGACACACCACGATCAGAACGGCCACAGTCCTCAATTCACCCTCCTGTCCATCGATACGGACGCTGCCACCTCTTCCAGCGTGTACCCCGAGAGCGCCATCACAAAGATCTGCCCTGCTTCTCCCTGGGGGCAGAGTTCCAGTTCTGCTTCGGTGATCATGAGGCCGGCCAGAAGCTCGAGCACTTCTTGTTCGGAGGCGACTTCTCCACATTCTCCGCAGAGCAGAAGATCTCCTTTATCGCGGTATCCGGTTTGATCGTCCGTGAATTCGTAGGGAACGAATTGGGCGCGAGGAGAGGAACACTTGGGGCAGATCATCGCTCTTG